CCAGGATAATGGTTCAATAAATAACCCCACAATTAGTGGTCTTTACTCATCTAAGGAGAATATCTTGATTAAGCGTAAAACACTGGCACGTGCGAAACAAATTCTGGCCTCGATTGAACTAACTAAACAAGCACCATTTATCGTGGCATCGAAAGCGTTATCTATCTCGGGTATCGAGGCAGCTAGTTACAAGTGTAATGCCTGTTCGACTGTTTTTGCATCGAATAAAGGATTAACCCCATTTTGCGTTAACTGCGGGGCTGAAGATGTTGTTGTTGATCCCGTTACTCCGCCACAGAAGCTGGACGAGGAACTGGAAATGAGTGGCTTAGAATGCCCAACGTGTACCGCACGTAATATACTGACCAATGAAACTGCTACCCTGTTGGATAATCAAATTCACTGTGTTGCTTGTAATGGAACAATTCACTATCTCAGCGCGTCGGATGATTTTGACGTAACTGACAGCGATGACCTCGATGAAGATTCGGACGGTGATAAAGGTGGTGATGAGCTAGAGCAAGCTGATCTGGATTTGGACGAGGATCAAGAATCCAGCATAGGTGACGCTAACCAGGGTCAAAGCGATGGAACACTCGACACTGATACCGAAGAAGCGGGTGATGCACAGGAAGATAACGCTCAGGGAATTATGGGCGAAGTATCGGATGATCCTGCTGCACAAGCCGACAAGGGTCAGGGTTACAAGGAAGACTTGGAAACCGCCGGCGGCGACCAAGCAGAATCGGAAGCTGATTCGGATGAAGACCTCGATGACGTTGACGAAGAAGCGGGTACCGAGTGCGCTGAGGAGGCACCGAACGATACTGGTGAAGATGAGTTTGATAAACTTGACCCCGAGGAAGTAGTAAAAGACAGCGGCCTTCAAGGTGCTGAGTACTCGATGGTTAAACGTCTAGCCAAAACGGTTGACTTTGTTTATTCTGGTACGGGCCACAAATTATGGGCTATCTCTAAAGGAGTTCCGGTTGCTTCTCTGACCCGGGAACAAGCTGGGGATAACGCAGAAATTTTCCACCAGAAGGTATTCCATGACGCCCTTGTGGCAAGTGTTCAGAAAATGGGTTCACGCCGTACACTGGCCGCTTTCAAGTTTAAGCCAGTAGTCATTCGCGTATCAGCCTCCAAGTTAGTGGCATCTATCGCCCGGAAGCAGATTGCGGCACAGACTAAAGAGATGGCGGAGTTGAAGAAAGGTCTGCAAGATACATTCATCCAATGTTTGTCCATCGCTGCATCTGGGCTCAACAAAGGCGTGTTTCGTGATAAAGGCGGTCATCCAGTCAAGGCAGCTCTGTATGAGAACCTGACAGCTTTGGGTGTACGTCCTGCGGCTAAAGTAATTGATTCTATCTTTGCTTCCTCTGGTGATGCTTATAACAAACTACTGGTAGCCAAAGCAATGGAGTTAATGAGCAAACCTCTGGAGGTTCGTCAGAGTTTGGCCGAAACAATCGACGAAAATAATTATCTGCCCGTTGAAACCGAGGGTGTAGATGATGAGAACGAAGATGAAGGGCTAGAGTCTGCGGCCTACGTTGAAACAAGTTCAGTAGAGCAGTCTAGTATCAAAGCAGGTATCAAAATAGGTAAGTTCTTCAATATCCACAGCCGTAGTTAAACAAGAAATTTTTATTAATCTCAAAAAGGAACTAAATTATGTTGCTCTTTCCCGATACAAAGGTAATGCAGTCGATTGAGCGGGCAGTTGCTGTCGGCTCGACTATCACTGCTGAAGGTCAAGCTCTGGTTACTACGACCTCCGGTGGTGTGTTTGGAGTTAGTGCCTCTACCGGCACCAGCGCAGACGTAGCCGCTTTTGCAGGCGTTTCGTTAGCCCAGCAATTGACTATGCTGTTCTCTCCAGCTCTCGACAATCTGGTGGTCAACACAGGGTTGGCTGTTACTACAACCTATACTCCGTACACTGGTACCCTGCGCGTTGTCAACTTGACCCGGGATCCAACCCTGGCTCTGCTCGCTGGAGCTGCGGCTGGTAACTACGGAATCTCTGGTAACACTATCACTGTCGTAACTGGCGGTGCTACGGTTGCTGGTGACACGTTGGCTGTTTACTACCGTTACACTCCTACCACGCTGGAAGCTCTGGCAATTCAGGGCAATATTCCTCCCGGTGGTGCTGCCTCACTGACTCTGGGCTCGGTCGGCGTTATTACTCAAGGCGATATTCTTACCTCTGAGTATGATACCACTGTTGACTGGACCGCTGCTAATGTCGTAATCAAGACGGGTGCAAACGGCGTGTTTACAATCGGCGGTAGTGGTGCAACTGTGAATGGTTTCGTTACGGCTGTTCCTAGTTCTACTTCGCCGTACCTTGGCATCCACCTCACCGCTTAATAGGAGAAACTAAATGAAGAAGAATCCATGGGGTGCAATTCAGCACCGTACACCAGTAGTTGCAACTGATCTGCGTTTAGGCTCCCGCGAGCAGATGGTAGGTAACAATGGTGAAATCAACGCTAGCTCCAAGAATGACTTGGCAAAACAAATCGCCAAACTGATTGGGGTTGCTCAACACACCGAGGTTATGACCGAGACCGCAGCCGTTCAGCGTCAAGAGCTGGCTAAGGCACACAAAGAAGCTGTTACCGCAGCTTTCTCGGACAAGCAAGCGCATAAAGAGTTGGGTGAAGTTATGGCCCAAGAACTTTACCAAGCTGCTAACCGCGAGGGTTTCATGCGTCGTTTCTTGGCTCGCCAAGAACTCGCACAGGGTCAGTTCCCACAAATCCGTATGCGTAACAAGGATACTGTGGCTATTGTCTCTTCGAGCCCCTCGAAAATCCAAAGTCAGATCATCCGTGATAAACTGTTCTTCCCTCCTGAGTTTTATATCAACAGCCGTCCTTTCATTGAACAACGTGAAATCAACCAATCAGTTGGTGACGTGCTGGAAGAAAAGTACATTGAAGGTCTGGAAGGTATCATGGTTCAGGAAGACCGTACCTTCATCGCTCTGGCTACCGGTTCGGTAAACATCAGCAATCCTTTGACCACAATCGTTGGTACTATGAACCCAGCTGGCTTGGCTACACTGCGTAACCAAGTTACTCGTTGGGACATTCCTGTCGCTGGCTGGCTCATCGCTAACGATATTTGGAATGACATTATCGGAGACAGCAGCTTCTCCGCACTGATCGACCCAGTAAGCAAGCATGAACTGTTGCTGACCGGCCAATTGGGTACCGTCATCGGCATGAGTGTTTACAGTGATGCTTTCCGTCACCCACAACACAAAGTGCTGAACCAAGGCGACATGTACGTCTTTGGTGATCCGGTGAACTTAGGTATCTACACTGATCGTGGTGGTGTTGACAGTCAGCCTATCGACGGCTCGATTGAACAAATCCCAGGTCGTGGCTGGTGGTTGAGTGAGTCTGTATCTATCCTGGTTGCTAACAGCCGTGCAGTTGCTAAG